TATGCCATGCGAGCCATGGGCTACGAGCATGACAATGGTGATTGGAAGCAGGTCGCTCCGACCACAGGTGGCGTGTTGATTGGCGACGAGATGGGTCTAGGAAAAACACCTCAGGGTCTGGCTCTTCTCCAAGCAGCCCAAGCCTTCCCAGCCGTTGTAGTCGTCCCTGCCAGCCTCAAACTGAACTGGCAACGAGAGGCTAAGCGATGGATACCGCACGCCTCTACGCACGTTGTGAACGGCACCAGTGGTGAACTCCCCGAGGCAGCAATCTACATAGTCAACTACGACGTACTTGCCCACTGGGTCAACAAGTTCCCTGACCTCAAGGGGCTAGTCCTCGACGAGAGCCACTACATCAAGAACGGTTCAGCACAGCGTTCCAAGGCGTGCGTCCAACTCTCCAACCGTGTGGTCGAGGGTGGCATTAGGGCGTGCCTATCGGGGACACCTATCGTCAATCAGCCCACGGAAATTATTACGCAACTCCGTGTCATCAACCGTCTCGAAGAGTTCGAGGGGGCGACCAAGTTCCGCAACGTCTACGGACGAGCGACCAATCGCAACCTCGCTGCGCTGAACCGCAAACTTCGAGCGACGTGCTACGTCCGTCGCCGCAAGGCCGAGGTGCTCACCGAGTTGCCGCCGAAGATGTGGAGCCACGTCGTCGTGGAAGGTGATTCCAAGGTCATGACCGAGTACAAGAAGGCCGAGGCAGACATCGTTCGCTACCTAGCCGACCTCGCTCACATGCTGGCACTGGAGAGTGGAGCCGACACCGAAGAGGCAGCCGATGCCGCTTGGAAGAAGGCGCTCCGAGCACGAGCCGCCGAGCAGTTGGTTGCCATCAGCACCCTGAAGCAACTCGCAGCCAAGGCGAAGATGGAATCAGCCAAGGAGTGGATTGACAACTTCCTCGCCAACGATAAGAAGTTGGTCGTGTTCGGTTGGCACCGAGACGTGGTAGACGCTATCGCAGACAACTTCAGCAACGGGGTCAAGATTCAGGGCGGACTGACTGGCGAGAAGCGTCAAGCAGCCGTTGACCTGTTCCAAATCGAGGATAAGCAGAAGGTGATTGCCTGCAACATCAAAGCAGCAGGCGTGGGATTGACCCTGACCGCAGCGAGCGACGTTCTGTTCCTAGAGCAGGGATGGACACCAGCCGACATGGAGCAAGCGGTAGACCGTTGCCACCGTATCGGTCAGCAAGACAGCGTGACTGGTTGGCTCATGCTCACCAAGGACACGATTGACGAGGACATCGCCATGTTGATTGACCGCAAGCGAGCCATCGTGAACCGAGCCATTGACGGCTCCGACCAAGATGACGACGTTGAAGGTTCGATGCTAGGCGACCTGTTGGTCAGCCTCGCAGAACGAGGAATGTCAGAAGGAGAATAAATGAAACAGCAAATGATAAAAATGGAGTGCGTTTCCTGTCATGAGTGGGTGACTAGGGTTGAGAACTTACAAATGACTTGCGAAAAATGCACCCCGCCTTCGCCCAAGTGGGCGGTGGGGGCGGACAAAGTTCGTTTTGTGACGTTTGATGGGTTTGTAGACCTTTGGCGTGAGGTGATGGCGGACACTTGCGAGCGTTGGCATGATAAGCGTGATGACTACACGGGTCTGCACGGTCACAATCAGCCGAAGCGACCAGTTGATTGTTTTTGCTGGGACTTTGACGCTTTGCTTTTGATGACCAATGATGAGTTGGCGGAGCGAGGCTTGGGGGATAACTATTATCGGCTGTTCCAGCAAGTGATGAACGGAGCGTTGCGCCGACACCACAAAATAGAGACGGATAAAGAACTATTCCGTTTTTTGTCGTTCGGCGCTAGGTACAACAACAAGCGATTGGAACTTACGAACCTCACACCTCGTAGGCGAAAGGCTGTTCAGACTAAGACTGACGTGACTTCCAAATCTCAACGGCAGAAGCGACTGGTTTCAGCAAGTTAGAGGTTGCCAGAGATGGTTGAGGCGTAGGCGGTTGCCTTCATAGCCTTAGCCTTCAGCAGGGGCACGTCGGGCGTATTGAACGCCGTAGCCGTCGCCAAGTCCTGCCAAGCCTTTGACGCATCAGCAAGTGCCTTGGCGATACGGGCGTACTGGTTCGAGGCGTAAGTTTCGCCTTCCACACGGTCTGCCAGCAATGCCTTAGTACTGAAATCAGTCATTTTAGTTAGTCTATTCCCCAACCAGCGCCGTTATTTGCCGTATTCCCAGGTGTCACATACGAAGAACTTTCGCCGCCCTTGATTTGCCAAGAGCCGTCACGACGCTTCGTGTACTCACGTTCGGGGGCATTTGGATTACTGCCCATTCGAGCCGTGAACTTGCGAGGCGAAACAGAAGTGATGACGTGGTGGAATGACGAGCCGTTGGGGTGGTGGACAGTAATGGAAGCGCCTACGGCAGGCTCCCACTGGTTCCCATGAAACTCGTGTCCTTTGACATCACCCTTGGTGACCGTGCCAGAGGCAATCGAGGTGCCGTTCATTACACCAGACACAGGGTTCTGGTTCGCCATGACTGCGGAGTTGGCATCAGCGGTAGCGTCCACTGCGGCCTGCGTTGCGCCACGGGCGTTGAGGCCGTCCTCGCCGTTGTTTTCACTGGCTGCGTGGTCGTGCAAGTCGGCAGCGTGCATGTTCAGCGTGGCGAGGTCTGGGTGACCCGAAGCCTTGAACGCAGCAGCGACATCACGGTGCTGTTGAGCCAACTTCATGTGAGCGTCACGACGAGCAATGATGTCGTGCTTGCCGACGATGTTGTGTGCATCAGCAGCCATGACCGCCAACTGCTGGCCCTCAGAGGTGTGACGGGGCAGAGCGTCCTGCTTTGGATAGTTGGCGGCCTTAGCCAGCAACGAAGCGGTGGTGAAATCGGTCATCGAAACTCCTAGTAGGCGGTGGTTGACTGGTTGACTGAGTAGGGGAGTGGGGCGACATCATTCAGGCCACCCATTGTGACGGCGGCAGCAAGGGCGGCAATCGCCTCATTGTGCGCCATGCGAGACATGACAAACGCACGGTGAGCGCCAAGCCAAGCGTCCTTTGCTGGAATGTTCTCAGGGGCGTGCGTAGCGTCACGGTCAGAGTTCGAGTTCTGGTTGCGGTTGTCAACGGCGAAGTCAATCGCTTCTTTGGTTCCAGCAACGGACTGCAAGCAACGCTTGGCAGCGTCCAAGTGGGCACCGTAGGCATCACCATTGGCAGAGACGGCCTTGATGTTCGTAGTGGGGTTCGCAGCCTTCATGTCCTCAGCCAACTTCTGGTGGGCAAGGGCGAGCGAGTTGTGCACGGCGGCAAGAGCAGTGAAATCTTCGGCGGTGAGCGGCGCAATGATGCCCAGAGCAGCGTTCTCCTGCTTGTCCATAGCCGAGCCAGCGGCACGGTACAGTTCAGCACTGCGAGTAACGAAGGGGGAGTTCGACATCGTGTTCCCAGCGGTGAACGCAGGCAAGTAGTTGTAGTCGGTTGAACTCTTCAGAAGCGAGTTGGTGGTGAAATCCTTAGCCACAAGCGTGCCTTTCATGGGTGCGTTCTCCCACAAATCTACACCCATCTTGGTGAAATAGCGTTTAGATGAGCGGTTCTTGACTGGCGAGGTCGTGGGCACGAGCCGACGCTGCGCTGGCCTGCCCGTACAGATTGGAAGCGGCATCTTTATCACCACTGTGGTAGGCGGTTGAAGCCTGCTGCCACATGTCCGCCGCTTTGCCGTGAGCGTCAGCCATGTTCTTCATGTGGTCTGCGGTTGGGTCAGCATCCCCGTACCGCCCAACAGACGTGTAGCGCCCAGCAACTGGCGCTTTGGGGGCTGGCTTTTCACCAGCGGCTTTGTTGAGCGCCATGACTTCGTGCCGTGCACTATCAGCCTGCTGTGACATCGCCAGAGCATTCTCCGAGGCTTTCTTGTTGTGCCCCCACGCAATGTCCGCCATAGGTTTCCATCCNCCTTCGACTTTGGACGTGGAGTAGGCGTTTTGGTCTGCCGCATTGCCTGCGGTGAAATGCGCTTGCGCTGCTTGACGATTGAGGTCGGCAGCGGCAGTGAACTGACGAGCCAACGGGGTGGTTGCGCCACCGTTCGCCGCACGTTCCTTCGATGCCTTCAGGTCTAGCCCGTCGGCAATGCCACGGTGTTCGTGGCCCAAGTGCCAGTGCATTCCAGCAATGGCCTTTAGATTTGGATACTTCTGTGTCACAGGGATGTTGTATGCGCCCAAGAGTTGCGCCGCCTCAGGTGAAATGTCGTCTGGGTCGGTCACTTCGGTTGCCACTTTGGTTACTGGTTGGTTGATGGTCGCTTGATTGGCAGCGTTGGTGAAGTTGGCGGCACGGGAAGAGTACTGCTGGGCCTTGTCCGCCGTCAGAGCATTGGAAGCAATGGAGTTGCCCTCGACGGGGCGAATCGCCTTGATTTCACTGGCAGCATCATCGTGGGCCTGCGCCGCAGCCAAGTGTGCGTCTTTGGCCTTACCGTCGGGTAACTGGGCCGCAATCGCACGGTGACCATCAGCAATCTGCTGGTGCTTGGAAACAGTTGCGCCGAGGTTGTTCTCTAGCGTCGTGTGGAGTGCGTTGGCTTGGGACGACAATGCTGCGGCAGAAGAGTTTATTCCACCACCCAGTTTGGATACGGGGTAGCGAGAAAGCGACGGGAGAAGTTCAGAAGTAGAGAAGCCAGTCGCCATGTAACAAGGCTACCAACGGTTGGTGAAATCCTCGTTGTAGGCTGGGAATCATGAACATCAACGTCCGTGCAGAAAACGTAGCCATTGACAGCATTCAGGCTCACCCATCGAACCCCCGTCTAGGCGACGTTGCCGCCATTGCCGAATCGCTAGAGGTGAACGGGCAGTACAGCCCCGTCGTGGTTTGGAACGACACCATCGTGGCTGGTACGCACACGTGGAAAGCCGCCAAGTCGCTGGGGTGGAAAGAGATTGCCATCACTCGGTTTGAGGGCACAGAGGACGAAGCACTACGGGTACTCATCACCGACAACCGCACGTCGGACATCGCCTCGTATGACAACGCCTTGCTCCTTGACCTGCTGCGCTCCCTGCCTGACCTTGACGGAACAGGCTACGACCAGACCACACTGGACGAACTGGACGGCGTTTTCACTGAATCAGGCGGCGGCGTTTCCAATCCGCTGGTTGAGGACGGCGAAGCAAAGCCCGAACCNAACCCGTTGGTGAAGTTTGGCAGCGCCTTCACGGGGGAACTCGACCCCATCCTGCACGGCATCTGGCTCGAATCCATCAAGGACGCAGTGGGCGACAAGAAAGCCAAGGTGACCAAGGAAGTTCGTGACCGCCTTGACTTGCCGTCGGAACCCAAGGTGAAATCAACGCCCAAAGTGGGGAAGTCGGAAACGCCAAAAGTCTCGATGGTGGAAACATCTCTTGTGCCACTGAGCGAACTCCGCCGCTACCCTTCCAATCCTCGTGAGGGCGACATCGGTGCCATCTCAGAATCCCTGCGCATCCTCGGTCAGTACCGACCCATCGTGGTGAACAAGCGCAACAACCAAATCCTGAAGGGCAACCACACCGCCGCTGCCGCATCTGCACTGGGGTGGAGTGAAATCGCCGTCGTATGGGTGGACGTGGACGACGAAGCCGCAACCCGAATCGTTCTGGCGGACAACCGCATCGCAGACAAAGCAACGTATGACAACGAACTACTNGTGAAAACCGTAGCGTCACTGAACTCCCTCGACGGCTCTGGGTTCGATGAGGACGACCTGAGCGAAATCGCCAAGGGCAAAGACAGTCAGCCAAACGGCGTGAAGGTGAAGTTCCAAATCGGAGACGTGAAGTTCAACGTCACTGAGGACATTTTCAACACTTGGCTTGGTGAAACGGCAATCCCCGACGAGGCGCTGGCTCGCCTCGGACTTCCAATGTCCGCCCTGCTCCGTGAAGGTGCGTAATGTGGTCAGTGTTCCTAAGTATTGGTGGAATACTTCTCACGATGCTCGTCGGTATGAAGTACTGGTGGGCTTGGCTCTACGCATTAGTGCTGAACGTAGCGTGGTGCATTTACTCCGTGGTAACCAAGCAGTACGGGTTTCTCCTAGCAAGCGCCGTGTACTTCGCCGTCTACTGGCGCAACATGGTGGAATGGCGACGGGACAAGGATTGAATCGAACCGACGTTCTCGGTTCTAATCCCCTTGACAAATCGAAAATCCCGTCTAAGTTGAGGCGTGTCTCCCAAAGGTGAAAACCCTAAGCGTGAGTACCCCGAAAAGAGACGGGAGTACGACAGACAGCGGAAGCGTCTACTGCGTGAGGCAGACCGTGAAGCGTACAACGAAGCACAGCGTGACTACTACGCCGACAACAGTGACCGCATCAAAGAGCAGGTCACCGCTCGCCGCAAAGCACACCGCCTACGAGTGCGCAAGTACTTGGCTGAGGTGAAATCCAAACCGTGCGCCGACTGCGGCATTGCGTACCCACCACAGTGCATGGACTTCGACCACCTCAGCGACAAGAGGTTCAACGTCAGTGAAGCCGCCAGTGGCAACTACTCGCTAGAGACAATCAAAGCCGAGATAGTGAAATGTGAAGTCGTGTGTTCCAACTGCCACCGCATGCGCACACACCGCCGCCAGCAGAAGAAAAAACATCCCGAAAGTCGTTGATTCCACCACTCAACCCTGATACATTGTTGTCGTGCCCACTCTCGAAGTCATCGTTATCCTCATAGGACTTCCCCTCACCGTCTTGGCGTTGCTCCTACTTGGAGAACAAGACATTGACAAAGGAATCTAATGGAGAAGCCCGAATACCCTGATGAATCACTACTTGCGTCCATCCAGCATCAGGCCGAGAAACTGGGCTACCTCGTCGCTCAGGTGGAAAAGATGTTCGACCACCACGTTCGGTATGACCGCCACCAAGAGACGGTGCGCCACTCCAACGCCTCAACCGCCGACCTCAGCGAATGGATGACCGCACAAATCTCGTCGGATGAACTAGCGGAGCGAGCCGCTGTCTTGATACAGTCAACGTCCGACAACTACGATGCCATCAAAGCCAACTACCAGCACAACATCAACACGCTGAACCAGATGGTGCTCGACGGCATCAACAGGGGCAAGGCGCAAGCCAACGACCTCGACAACACCCTCAACGAAATCTTGAACCAAGGAGACAAACAATGAGCCACGATTACACCAAAAAGGACTACTACAACCACTGGTTGCCGAAGCGCACGCTCGACGACGTGTACGACTTGGTGAAAAGCCTGAGCAAGACCGTTGCCGAACTGACGAAGGAACTTGAAATCGTCAAGGAGCAGAACGTTGACGCTCTCGAAATGCTCGACGAACTCACCAACACCACCTTCGACGGCGACTTCAACATTACCGTCGTTGCCGACGGGTACGTTGAGCCAAAGGCATACGAAGCCACGACGTTAGGTGAAATCATCGTGGACTACCTCGGTGAGGTTCCCGTCTACGAAGAAGAGCCAGAAGAAGAACCCAATGGCTGTGGTGGAAACTGCAAGTGCAAGAAGGAACTGCCACTGGGCGGCGAGGACGAACTCGACGACATCATCCGCTGGCTGAACATCCAAATCGGCATCGCTGAGCGCAACGAAGGCAACACCACACCCTTTGAGCGCACCCTAGAGCACATCAAGCGCCTTCAGAAGTTCTTGGGCAAGTAGTTCACCATGACCAGCGTGGGCTACGGCGTATGCGCAGTGTGTCGCCAGATTATGCGCTTTGACGGCAAGGGCGAAATGGAGTGGTACCACCTCACCCCTGACATCTCCCACAAACCAGTCCTGAAGTCGTGGGACAACGATTGGACTGAGCAGTGAAATACCTACCCGTGAGCATCATTGGCGTTGCAGGCGTGGCCCAGAGCGGCAAGAGCACGTTGGGCGAACTCATCGCAGAGCGGTGCGGCTTTCAGCACCACAACTTTGCCGACCTCATGCGTGACTTCCTGTACGCCATGAACCCCATCATCGAAGAGCCAGTCATCTACATTGACCACGAAACCGAAGAGGTGGAAACCACCGTCATTCGTGTCCGTGACATCGTTGACCGCATTGGTTGGGACGGGGCGAAGGTGGAATACCCAGAGGTACGCCAACTCATGCAGCGCCTCGGCACCGAAGCAGGGCGCAACCTGTTTGGTGAAAACTTCTGGGTAGACCAGTTCTTCTCGGCGCATTCGATTGGAAACCTCATTGTCACGGACGTTCGCTTCCCCAACGAAGCGCAAGCCATCAAAGACCGTGGTGGAATAATCGTGCGCATCAAGCGTGACGGGTATGAACCAGTCAACGGGCACATCTCCGAGACTGCGTACACCGACCAAGACTTCATTCTGCACAACAATGGAACGCCCGAAGAGTTGTACGAGAACTTCACCATCGGGCTTGAAGAGTATCTAAAGGACTACCAATGACCGTTACTTTTCCATCGTCGGGCTACTACTGCACTCGCTGTGGAGTGTGGGTATCTAACACCACCAACGGGCACTCGTGCCCACCCCTTACTTACCCCTCAACATCTTCCAACACGGTGTCGTGGTATCCCAACAACTTCGCTTTGGAAAAGAAGTTGGACGAAGTGATTTCACTGCTCAAAAAACTTCCCGACACCGACGCTCTCAACAACAAGTTGGTGCGAGTTGTTGCGAAGATTGAAACTCTCCGAACGGGGGTTACCGTTCAGTCCACGACAACGAACCACAAGTATCCCATTGGTGAAAAGGTGCGCCTTGTCAACGGCAACACGAAGGGGCAGTGGGGAACTGTCGCCCAACACTTGCTCAACGGTCAGTATCTGGTGGAAAACACTTGGCTAGAGAATGACCCCATGAAGAACAAGGGCGACCTGCCGACCTACCAAGTGATGGCAGAGGGACTGATACGCCCTTTAGCCACCTTGCTCACCGTTTCCGACCTAAAGGTGGGCGACGTGGTGAAATACATTGACGGGGTAAGTGGTTACTATCGCTCAGAAAGCGGAACGTTCACTGTGACCGCCGTCGGTGAGAAGCACGTTATGTTGTCGGGTCTTGATTGGCACGGCGAGCAGATTGAGTTCAGCCATGACCCAGCCGATTTGGAGCCTGCGGTACTTGACACCAACAACTCAACCGCAGTAGAGTAGAACCGTAACCGCATCACCAACCCGTAAAGGAAACCATGTCAACACTCATCATCTTGTTTGTAGCCGTTGTCGTTATCGGCTCATTCATTGACGCTTGCCTTCAGCACAAGAGCAAGTGGGACGCAGTTCAGAAGTCGAAGGCTGGCTGGCTCGTCCTCATCTTCTTTTTTGGCATCTTCGCCACCATTCCCTACCTCGTGTCGGTTCGCCCAAAGTTGACCAAGTAATGGTGAAAACCGTTCTCATCGCACTGGTCTGTGGGAACCTCGGCTACATCGCTGGTCGCATCAGTAAGCGATAGCCATGGCAGTGAAATACCTACTGACCAACGGCAACCGAGAGTTGGCGAAGGACGGGGTATTCACTTGGACGCTCCCAGCACTCAACGCACGGCTCAGCAACGGCAAGAACCACGTCACCTGCCCTAGCGCAGGTATCTGTGCCAACCTTTGCTACGCCCGTAGCGGAACATTCAACTTCAGCAATGTGAAAAAAGCGCACGTTGCCAAATTGGAAATGCTGCTCAATGACCTAAGCGGTTGGGAAGCGCAAATGACCGCCGAACTGCAAGCCAAGCGATACCGTGGTGGAAAATGGGTGCGTATCCACGACAGCGGAGACTTTTTTTCGCCCGAATACTTTGAGGCGTGGCTCCGTATTGCCGAGGCGACACCCGACGTGCGGTTCTATGCGTACACGAAGGAAGTGGCGATGGTGAAATCCCACACCCTGCCCGACAACTTCATCATCATCTTCTCCATGGGTGGCAAGCAAGACGGTTTGATTGACGTAGAGCGTGACCGCCACGCTGACGTGTTCCCTACATTGGAAGCACTCGTTGAGGCTGGATACACCGACCAAGAGGACAGCGACATTCTTGCAGCGACGTTGCCAACGCCCAAGATTGGCATTGTGGTGAACAACATTCCCCACCTAAAGAAACGCCAAGGCACAGCCACCTTTGCTAGCCTGCAACAAGAACGAGACGAACTGGTAGAAAGGCACAAGAATGGGCGGGCCTAAGCCACCGTGCAACTGCCATAAGGACGCTCTTGTGGCGCAGAACCGTGCCGAGGCGCTCCTTTTGGAACTCATCTCCGAGCGGTTGCTGAAGCACAAGCCACCGTCGAAGGAAGAAGTCGAGGCCGACGACAAGCGCATGACCGACCTCGGCTACCCACCCACTGAAATCGAACTGGCGCACCGCAAGGGCTATGACATGGGCTGGTGGGAGTGCTACGAAGTGTTGAGCAACCTCATTGACGCACACAACGATAACAACGAATACCGCAGGCAACGGTAAATAACGAACAAGCGTCTACAGATAACGCTATGTGTACACAGTTAGAAACAGGTGAAATGTAATGCCAGAACAAGGAAACTACTCATACCTCAACCCAGCCGAGGACTTTTCACTGAACTGTCAAGCCTGCGGATTTACCGAGGAAGAAGAACAAGCCATCGTCAAGTTCTTTGCGTACATACGCCAAGCCGAGGAACTGAAGCGAGCGAGCGAAAGGCTATTCAGCGAATGACCCCCGAAGAAATCAAAGCCCTACGAGAGAAGCACGGCAAATTTGGGTTTCGAGAGAACCGAACCTTTTGTGTTTTTTGCCTAGATGATGACGGATTGGACATCCCCTACCCCTGCGACGTAATCAAGGTACTGGACGAACTAGACCGAGTAATGAACGCTGCTGAAATCTACGGTCTTACCGTCAAAGCAATGACCGAAATCAATACGGCGGACGTGTACGAAAAACGAATTACCAAGGCGCTCGACGCAATCAACAAAATCAACACAATGCGAGTGGACGAGGACGACTTTGAGTGGCTACAGACCGCCGAGTTCACCCTGAAGGGGGAGTAGTGAAATGACGCAGGAACCGAGAGACGGCGACATGATGGTGCTGGACGATGAAGTAACCGTCGAAGTGTT